TAAATTATAGATTATAGATTATAATTAAATAACTATATAGGTAAATAAGTAGATATATAAATACTGTATTATAGATCGTTATTGTTTATAGTTATATCAATAATATATTATACCTCCATTAAAAAGTTATTAAAGAAAAAAATGTTTAATTAAATACCGTGGTTACATGACTAAATTACCTTTTTGTCATCTAATAGGTACACTATATAATTACTGGTAGATAATATGTAAGTCAATATATCCAATCAAAATACATTAATACATTAACATTCAATTAGTTAAGTACTGATGAACATAACATAGATTATAAGACACGGAACAAAAAAAATAGGTATGAATTAGGTATTGCATTGGTTGCCAGTCGATTACTAAAAATGCTTTTTAAGATTGTTCGGTGGATCGGTAACCATTACAATTGGGTGGGGTGGGTTTCAGGAAACGACTTTCTATTAAAAACTGATCACTTCGAGACCCAAAGAAGCCCCATAGACTCATCTATATACGAACGTTACTTCTTAACATACATACTATGTATAACATAGGGTACATACTACACACAGATAACATCACTATCATAAAATATTTAAAAAATAATACAGACAGAATGTTTATGGTATTAGATTATTTCATATATTTGGTATGTTTATAATTAGTAGTATTAATAGATTTAAAAAAGGGGTATTATGGAAAACAGGGGAGTAGTTATAGGCAGGGAGAGTATGAAGGAAGGGGGATTAGAGAGGGAGGTAATGTTGGGTACGGATATGGGTATGGAAGGCGGCCAGGATGCGTTGGGGGATTCGATGGAGTTGGGGGGAGCGAGTGATCCTGAGTGCGAGGGGCCAGTTTTGGAAGCATCTATAAAGGTTAGTCATATTGATATAATTACGATAGAGACGCTGCATGACATTTTGGTAGATATGTTTAACTATTCGTTGGACTATGTTCCATTGGTTAGATCCAGGGAATTAACGAATAAGATGTATGAGGCATTTGGGTTTTATAGGAAAGAGGTGAATGATGTTGGGGGAAGGATTGGGCCAACGGAGGTAGATTTTATTCCGGTGGGGGATGTAAAGATGAAGGATATAAAGGTAAGGTCTTTATCCAGGGGTTATATATTGACATTAGGGGATAATGAGGTAGCTGTGAGTACGAGGTCGGAGTTAATTTCTTTGTTTGCGGAGTATGTTGTAGATCCGGGGAAGATAGAAAGGGCCTATTTTAAGAATACAAGATAAAGGTATTGCCCGGTGGCGGAATGGAAGGCGTTAAGTGTACTCGGATAAGGTTGATGCCCGTACTCACAAATCAATCATACAGGTTCGAATCCTGTCCGGGCAACAAGTCAAAAACAGAACAGATGAAAATAGAAATGGATATACAAACAGAAGTTCAGAAAATACATCATCAGTTTGGTGTTAGCGAAAAAGCTAATTATGAAATACAAAAGCTATTTGACAAAGCTGTCAAAGAAGCAGTAACAGAAGCCTTACGCATACACGATGTTGCAGGGGAAAGCGAACAGTTATTTTGCGATTGTGAACTAAAAGGTAGTTCGTTTCAATTAGTTACTGGCTTAATATGTTGCTGTAAATGTGAAAAAGAGAGAGCAAAATAATTGCCACTAACTCACAACGGATATTTCAATTTTGCAAATAACACAAAACTAATATGAGAACTTGTAAAAGATGCAAAACTAATGAAGCTGGGAAAGGCTCATTAAATTGCCAAAAATGTAACGAAAGAAATAAAAAGCACACAGCCAAATTAATAGCAGAAAGCAAAGCAAAAAATTTGCATATACCTGCTGTTAGCAAATCGTTGGCTAATTACGGTGCTTATGGCGGACTTGGTTCTGAATTGGAAAGCGGACACATGAATTATGATGCTTACTATTCTTAGCCAATGTTTGCTAACTTAATATATGTATGGTTTTCACAGCAACAAGGTCAAACCTGACGTAAACGATATGAAACAGACAAGATGAAAAGAAAAAACGAATTATTTGGAGAACTTCACGAGCAAGAAGAGAATGGGTTGTTTGGGAATGAACATAGAGGGCAATACGAACCACAGAACCCGCCTTTTGGCAATGTGCTGTTAGCTGCAATTAAAAATGGGCGGTTTAAAGAATGGTTCTACGAATGGAAACACGGACACCCATTGCTATTGAATGAAGAGGTGGATATTATTTGCAAAACAAGAGATGATCCAAAGTTTAAACACTTAAATGACCGTGAAATTCAAACACTAATTCAAATTAGAATAAGTGATATGTATGAAAAGAAATACCCTGATGCAAAGCGATGGTCGTTAGCCCATTTTTAATTGCAGCGAACTATTTATATGTATGGTTTAACCACAAAAACAAACAAGATGAAACAAGTAAATTTAATTATGGAATGGACACTGAAAAATATCATCGAAATAGTGGATGAATCAAAAGATTTAACAAGAGAAAAGCAAACAAAAATAGCACTTTCAATGCCTATTTATGCTTGTGCTTTGTATGTTACACATATGAAACAAAGACATAATATTTCGGTTGCGATATAATTGCGCCTAACTATTTACATATATGAGTTTGATTACTAAAACAGACAAGATGGAAAAATGGATTAAAACAACTCAAGTTGATTTTGACTTAGACTGGACTGATGGAGTTAAAATTGAAAAACTAAAAGAAGATATAGCTACGCTTGAAGAGCTTGGGGTGACAGATGTTGATATTTCGTTAGAAGATAACTATGGAGATTGCTGTATTGTGATAAGGGCATACATTGAACAAATTGAGACAGACGAAGAGTTTAACGCTCGTATTGAGAGAGAGAAGGAGGAAGAGAAACAACAATACGATGATGTTACACGCAGAGAATTGGCTGAGTTGAAAAGACTTAAAGAAAAGTATGGGTCATGAACGACCTATTGATTAAGTACAAAAACCAAAAGCCAAAAAACTTTACAGGTAAAATGCCGGAGAAATTATAGGTCGATGGAGTGCAAGTGAGGAAATAATTGAATGTCGGTAACTTGGTTATGTTAAAAGATGGATGAAGTGCTTGTAGATATTGAGATTTTGAAGTTGCTCCGGGGTAAGCTTTCGGGAGTAGGGGAGTTTGAGGAGTTTGATGAGACCTTTGAGATTAAGGGAGTTGTTATCTTTGTAGGAGGATGGGTAGAAAGAGGGATAAAGGTATCTTTGGGGGCGGTGCATGATGGCTTGCAAGAGAAGGTAAGAGATGTCTTATGGGAGGCTTTACACATAGAGAAGTTAGATGGGTATAGTCTGGATGGGATGGAGTTAGATTTAGGAATTAGTATTGACGAATTAGAAAATAAGTGGCATGAAATTAAAGGATAGGAACGATCAGAGAGCAGTAGAGATAGAGGTATTAAAGGGTATCTTGCAAGGAGTCTTCAGTAATCGGGAGATGTTTATAACCATGAATGAGGCTGCAAAGGCTAAAGATATGGGGTTGCATGAATATCTGGTATGGCATTCAAAGGGTGTTTCACAAAAATATATGAGTTATGGAGAATTACCATGTGAGTAGTAAACGCAGGTTCTTTAAAGGAGGAAGCTATGTAGATTTAAAAGTTCATAATGTAGAAGTGGACTTTGTACTGGATGAATCTGAGAATATCATTAGTATGCGTTGGGATTTTATGTTGTACCAGGGGCATGAATTGCGAAGCCAGAAGTATGTAGAGGTCTTGGCTTGGTTAGTACCGTGTCGAAGTAGCATGGAACTGTACAGGGCATTGGAATGGATACTTGAAGGGGTGGAGGTATAATGGAGTGCGATTGCTTAGTAGGATTCTTATCAGGAGAGAAAGTCCTTATATCAACCATTGAAGGAGAGGTTGCCAGGATTGTCGAATTGCAGCCTTTGCTCAAAAAAGTAGGGATATTAAATGGAGAACCTCAAAACCGCAAACAGATACTTGATGGGCGCAAAGGGTATCTGAGTAGATATAAATATTGCCCATACTGCGGAGTAAAGATTGATTGGAAGAAAATTATAAATTAATAACTTGCCGTAATGCAATACAGGTTGTAAATGAGATAGGGGATAATGTTCCGGCCACCATACCGGTATCCCCTCTTTTTATTCTTAAAACTATTGAACTATGACCAACGATGAATTAAGAAAGAAACTGGATCAATTCTGGCATGGAAAACTGAGCAGAAATGAGAAACTAAAAATATGGGATGAAATAGACAATGAACGTAAAAGGCGTGAAGATGTATTCGCAAATGTAGCCTTTAGTGTCCTTGTGGTTATCGTCCTGGCAGCAATTGCTCTTATCTATATGGCAATGAAGATATGAAGTTAGAACCCTTTAAAATGGAAGTAAATATGCTCCAAAGCAGAATACTCCAAAAGTACCTACTCTCTTTAGGATATACCTGGAATGACGGATCTAAAGAAGTCTTTACCGGAATAAACCATAAATACCTGTTCTTTGATGGGAAAAAGATAAGCATGGGAAACAATACTACCGACTTTATCTTTGACCAATTCCCCGAAATTAAGTTTAACCTGTTTGAATCAAAATATATTTTGGAATAAATGTTTGTATTATTGATATATTGATTATATTTGTAATGTTTAACGTAAAGAGTAAAAAAGATGGCAAAGAAACTTATTGATTTACCCGATGATCTGATGATTCAGATTAAAATCCATGCAGCCAAAAACCGGCTCACGGCAAATAATGTGATTAAGATGGCCCTTGAAAGCTACATCCAAAAAATGGATGCACGAAAGGATGTTCCCAATGAGCCTGTTGTAAGGTACAGCAAGCAGGATGCAGTAATGGCTAAAACCGTACACCGGAGGCCTGATATGATTTCTGAGAGTAACAACGATAGCTTTTAGGATATGTTTATAGGGATAGACTTGGAAGATAAAACCATTGGCATTGCCTCAAACCAGGAGACTGCTAAGATGTTTCAACCTTTAATGCTAAAGATATTAAATGCTTTACAGGTATTACCTGAACTAAAAGGGTACATAGTGTCAACGATGGACTTAGATGAACTGGATGCAGGGAATTTAGATTTCAGAGCCGTTGATACGATATTCCCTTTGGAGAATACTTCAATCAGTTAAAAATAATAATTATGGAACACAAGAGCGTAATCTACTACTTTAGAGATGATGGGGGATTGTGGATACTGGGCAACATTGAGAATCTGTTTGGATTCGTGAATGTAACCAATGTGGATATGAGTCCCAGGTATATTACAAAAACCGTGGGCGCATCTCTGGTCGCTTGTAAGCGAGATGGACAACAACCCTATGAAAGCAAGGATATGGTGGGTGTACTGAAATATTCAAAAATACTCAATGAGAGAATGGCTCAGAGGTATTTTACGAAGATTGATCCTGATGGATTGTTTAGCAGAATGTGGTATCTGGCATTTTTCTGCCTCTGGATTGCCGGAGGGATGTTCCTATTATTGATTAAGCTGCCTTTCCATGTGAGCATTATTATGGCTTTTCTTTATACAGGTAGCTTACTCTTTGCATTGGATAAGATTGTAAAGTATCTGGTTTATGGCAATAATAAATAAGGTGACTCTAATGGGCAGAATCGCAGACAACCCAAAGATATACTATGGGGAGAAGGGATCAATTTATGCCCGATTTAGAATAGGAGTACCTGTATATAGGCCAAGACCCGAAGGGGGAGTCACCAGAGGTAGGGATTATTTCTTATGTATTTATTACCATAACGTTGAAAAGCCTTCGGTTGATAAGGTGATTTATCCCAATTCAGCAATTCTGGTGGATGGAAAGTTGGAAGTTGGAATCTATGAGCGTGATGGGAAAACCGTTTATGAGCAACGAATCGCCTGTAATCTGGTAGTTGCCCTGGAAAAGAAAAAGACAGTAGCCAATAAAGACCTTGAATATGAGTAGTAAGTTTTACATGGGAATAGACCCCGATAGAGACAAAAGCGGTGTGGTGGTGTGGAATAAACAAACCAAAGAGTTTACATTTATGGGGTTATTGTCATTCTTTGACCTGTATGACTATCTACTAAAATTTAACGAGGATTTACACATAAGGATAGAAGCCGGTTGGTTAATCTCAAAGATAAATTGGCATAAACCCGGAAGCAACCAATTCGTGTCTGCAAAAATAGGTTCGTATGTAGGCGCAAACCATGAAACAGGAAAGAAGATTGCAGAAATGTGCGACTACCTGGATATAACCTATACCTTAGTAAAACCATCTTCCAAAAAAATGACTGCAAGCGATTTTAATAAGATAATTGGTAGGACTCTACGAACAAACCAAGAGGTAAGAGATGCTGCCATGTTGGTGTATGGAATCTAATTTTAAATTTAATTAATATGAGTACAAAAGGAATCTCAGGAGGATTGAATCTCCTAAAGTTAAAAGGAAGTCGAAGGATAACGGATAACAACGAAAAAGGGATATTTATACCCTTTCGGGATAATACGATTCTGGACTATGCAGAGACAAAAGCTTTTTTAAATATTGTGGGGATACCCCAAGTGAATGATCAGTATAAGAACGACTTTATGATTGTTCGTTCACGCACTAAAGCTGAAACAGAAAGCAATACCCAAACAGAGATATTGGGAAATGTGAAGTATTGGGATGTAGCTAAATACATCAATAATCCCCAAGGACAGCAAGACCAAAGCAACCCATTAATAAACTCAGGGAAGCCAACCCAAAGACCTTCGAATGCTGCAAATGATAATGATGATCCATTTTAATAACTTACAATTATGACAACAGAAACAAGATTAAAGCGTAAAGAAATCGAAAGCCTATCGTTGGCACAGATTGTCGATGATGAGAGGGTGAAACAGCGTTTTGTTGAACTCTACAATGCAAGGACACGAACCCAAGAGGGGATGTCTATCTACGTTCAGGCAACAGAAAGCTTTATGAGAAGCATCCAGGAAGATAAAAACCTTCAGGAATGTACTCCATTGAGCCTTTACAATGCCTTTTTGGATATGGCATTCTATGGCCTTACAGTATCCAAACAATCACAGCCATTGGCCTACCTTCTTTGGAACAATGTCAATTCCGGTACTAAAGATAAACCGGCCTATGAGAAACGTGCATCATTGGCCATATCTCCCTATGGAGAACTATCTATCCGTCAGGCTATGGGCCAGATTAAGTATGCCGAGAATCCGGTAATCGTGTATGAAGATGATGAGTACTCAGGAGTCTATTACAAAAATGGAGAGAAAGCCGTGGACTACAAGAAGAACATGAAGAGCAAAAACAAGAAGATTGTAGCAGCCTTTATGAAACTTGTACGCAACGATGGAACAGCAGACTTCGTGGAAATGGATATGCACCAAGTACAAAGACTTGCAGGGTACAGTAACCGGAAAAACTTTAACAAGGGAGCAAATGCCCTTTATACAAGCAATGATGGGCAGATAGATGAAGGATTCTTAATTGCCAAGTTAACCAAACACGCATTCAAAGCTTACCCAAGAGTAAACAATACAGCATCCTCCGCAGTATTTGAAAGTGAGAAAACAGAGGTAGAGGAGGCCGTGGATATTTACGAATTGGAAGAAGATGAGGTAGGAGTAACCGAGGTATATGATGCCCAAGTGCAAGACCCCATTGACGGTGACAAATCATTCTAAATTCAATAACCTATGAGTACAGAAGCATTACAAGCGTATAAAGAAGCTGAAATAGCGATTAAGAATGCCTATGGGATGTATCTTGACCATGAGTCAAGACTCAATAAGGCTTTGAGTGCAACCAAGAACATCCTGGAACAAGCCAAGAAAGGAGTCGATGCAGATGTGTATCAAAATGGAGTAGCCTTACTCAAAAAGTTGAGCGTTACCTCCAAAACATTCCAAGAGGAACGTATGCCCATCACCAGGGCAGCACAGAGCATCGTAAAGGCATTTACTTCCCAGGAGAATACTCTGGACTACCAAAAGGAAGGAACGCCCGGATTTGAACTAAAAAAGCTACTGGATAAGTATGTGGCAGAGATTGAAGCCGAGCGTAAAAAAAGAGAAGCCTTTGAATTGGAGGAGAAAGAAGCCAAGAGGGAATTTTCTTTATTGCAAATAGGGATTCAGACCTTTTTCCGGGAACAATTAGAAATTAAACTTAACCATATCAAGAAACAGCTAACGGCATTGTATAATTCCATTAGCTTAGAGAATATGGAGGAGATTCTTTCTGAGATCAATACATTGGCAGATATGCCCAACTTTAGGGTTAACAAAGATCTGTTCCTGACTGAGTATGCTCACCTGAAAAGAGTAGAGGCAGATGCAAAGTCAACGCTGTATGATATTTTTATGGGAACAGAACAATGGAAGGATCTTATGAAGCAGAACATTACTGAAGTTCAGGTGTATGCTTCCGATATACTATCCCGGATTCCTACCCTAAAAACAGAGTTGGAAGAGTTGGAAAATTCCTCAAAGTTGGAGCGTAAACGATTGGAATTGGATAGAGAAGAAAGAATCCGCAGGGAGAATGATGTTCTATTGGAGGATATGCGCAAAAAGGAAGCTGAAATGGAGCAGCAAAAAAAGCAAGACGAGATGCAAGCAGATTTGCAGTCCAGTTTTGACTTTGGGAACGGAGTAAGCGATGCAACGGTTGATGGGAACATTAAGACTAAGAGTTCCTACAAGGTACGCCTAAAGCAACCGGTGGGTCTTTTAGAGGCATTCAACTTTTGGGTGTCTAATCAGTCCTGGCCTATGGACAATGAGAAGTTGATAAGGGTAACGGTGGACAGGATTATTAAATTTATAGAGAAAGAGGCCAATGGAGGCAACTTCATTAAAAGCCAGAATATAGTCTATGAAGAAATAACCCAATCTAAAATTTAAAGTTATGTTTTGGAAGAAAAAACAACCACCGGTATCAACACAGACAACTCCTCGTGAGCCTTTGTATGATACCCACAGAACCACCCAACCTGTAATCTATCAGGTAATGTCTAAGGATAACGGCAGATTTGCCCCCAAAGGGGTGTATGGATGTAAAGAGGCCATCCTCAAAGTATGGGATGCTATTCCTGCCGTATTTAGTAGTAGGTATGTTGCCAAAGCGGTAAAATCTCTGGCTAAAGTAGAGTTTTTAGACTCTACCGTGACCCGATCTATGAGGGAACTGCGAGAACAAGGAAAGATTAAATATGTTGTTAAAGACAGAAGCCTTGGAGCATATCAGAAGCTTGATTAATCCGATCTAAAGGCTTCATCGCAAAAAGATGAGGCCTTTAATTTCCCCTTAAAAAACTTATAAACAATATGTTGGCAAATACAGACTATTTCTCTTTACCACAGGTTAGTAATTCTGATTTGTCGTGGTTGAAAGGACAGATACAAGCTATTGATTCCCTGGGAGGCAACAAAGATGCTGCGTACCGATTTGGAACACTCCTGGATGCTATAATCACCGAACCCGAAAGGATTAACTTCACAAAGAGAACCATTGATGGTGAGCCAATAGATTTGGATGAGTTCAATAAGGCATTACGGATGAGAGATAGCTTCCTGCGAGATCCTTTCTGTATGAACTTACTAAAGTCAAGTGTTCCACAGAAAATTGTAATTAAGGATGTTGATTTAGAGTTTCAAGGACAGAAGTTCACCTTGCCTATGCGGTGTAAGTGGGATTTCTTCATTGACCCCATGAAGCTTGGAGCAGACTTAAAGAGTACGACTGCCACTTCAGAAGATCAGTTTAGGTCTGCAATCCAGATGTTTGATTATCCCCGACAGATGGCCGTCTATATGACCATTAGCGGAATAGACAGTATAGCATTGGTAGGGGTATCAAAAGTTAATTACAAGATATTCAAGGTGTTCATCAAGCGAGGCGATGATTTGTTTCAGCGTGGGATGGCATCTTTCACAGAATTAGCGTACAAATATTATTTAATGTTCTATCTATGAACCTATATCATTTTTATGAGATAATAGCCGGAGAGTTATACGGAATAGACCCTAACGATCTTTGGACAAGGAGCAGAAAAAAACCATTGGTTATCTACCGGCAACTGATGATGCACTACCGGTCTAAGATATTGAAGATGGGGCCAGTAGAGGCAGCATCCCGATACAAGAAAGATCACAGTACTTGCAATCATGCATCAAAAACCATATTAAATTATATTCAGACTGACAAACAGTTTCGTATCTTGTACAATAAATTTGTAATACGCTGTTTGGGTGAGAGAAAAGTTAGGGATCCCAATACTGATGATTATGTAGGGATACTGGTTGATGAAAGTGGCTTGGGCATTGAGATTAAACAGATGTTTGATGATATGGACTCCCTACGGATAAATGTAGGGATGTGTCTTAATGGGAATATAAAGCCAGAGGTAATGCACCAAAAGCTTGACCAATGCGATAAAAATATTCAAAGACTTAAAGAGATATTTGGCTATGGCACTAATGATACGAGAGATTTGGGTGAAGGCTGAAACTGAGGAAGGAGCAGAGTTCCGTGAAGTTCATGTGATAAGCCTTTACAAAGCCACTATGGGGCATTCTCAGGATGGGCAGTCTATCTCCACAGAACAGATGTTTGTCGTTGGGTTTTATCCTGTAACCGGAGAGTTGGTAGAAGTACCTTTAAATGAAACAATAATCAAAACAATTCAAAATGAAAAAACTGGGGAATTTAAAACTTTTAGTAAACCCGAAGCCTGAATCGGCAGCTAAAGAAAGGGTGGTAAATGGAATCATTATGCTTTCTAATGTGGTGAATAAACTAATGCTTGCTGAAGGTACGGTGGTAGCCGTGGGCAATGGTACTCCTGATATTCCAATGGAGGTAAAGGTCGGAGATCTTATCATGTTCCGCAATGGAGAGAATCGCTTGAATATTGAGGGGAATGTTCTCTTAGATCAGGATGATGTATTGTTTATCTTAGACCCAGAGCAAGATGCGTAACGAGATATATACACACAAGATAGGTCGGCCTTTGCGCAATCAGGTATTGGTAGAGGTAGAGGATATTTTCAATGAAGCCAAAACCAAAGCAGGGGTTATTCTTTATAATTCAGCACACGAAGAAGCTTGGGCAGATAGTAAGGAATACAAGATTAGTAATTTCTTTATTCGATATGGTAGAGTGGTGTCATTCCCGGACAAGATGATAAAAGACTCATTTGACTTTATTCCAGAGATTGAGATTAAAAAAGGGGATATTGTCTATTGGAATATCGTTTCCTTTCAGGGGTCGCAGCCAATCGTAATGGATGGCCGGAAGTTTCTATTGGTACACTACAAAGAGTTATTGGCAAGGATTCGGGGAGAAGAGATAAAGCCTATTAATGGGAACTGCCTATTCACTAAAGTACCTGAACAGCATTCCTTCCTTGAATATACCAATGTGGCCAGGGATAAGACTGAGGTATGGGTATTAGCACAAAAACCGGACAGCTTACCACAGGAACTCAATCCTCGCTATCATTGCGATGATGTATGGGAGGTAGGCGATAAGGTCTATCTAAAGGTATGGGATAAACCCTTCAGACTTGAAGGGGATTTGTTTAAGAGCCTAAATGAAGACCTGTATGCTGCTCCAATGCGTATGATTCTTTGCCAGGCATAATATTCTCTATTTATGGATGTAGAACAACTGTCTAATGACATTTGGGAATATCTTACGCACAAATACGAAAAGACCAGATGGGAGTTTTCTCCATTATCGGAATTGACCTGCAAGTTTGGACAAAACATTTCTCCTGCTTTGAATCATTTATTCAGGCAGGGGAAAATTAAGAAGCGGTTAGGCATAAATGGTGTACTAATAGAAATCAGAATCAATGGGTCGGAAGGTAGTAATTGACGAGAGTCTATTTGAGGATAAGCATTATTTCTCAGAGCCGTTTACAAAGACGATGGCATGGATTGATTTATTGTTATTGGCCAACCATGAGGATGAGTATATCGTTAAGAGAGGTATAAAAATATTGGTAAAAAGAGGCACAGTTGAGTATGATTTAGACTCTTTAGCAAAGCGTTGGAGGTGGAGTCGGGGGAAGGTCGAAAGATACCTAACGGGTAGGCAAACGAGTAACCAAACGAGTAACCAAAAATCCAATGTAACTACCTTAATATCAATAGTTAACTATGAGGGGTATTTGGAAAACGGAAGTGAAAACGGTAAGGCAAACGATAAACCAGAATTGCCCAGTTATAAAAATAACGGAAGTAATGAAAATATATCAGAAAAAGATGTATATTTGTCAGCAGGACATTTGTCTATAACATGGGATGAAATGAACAAGTTGATTGATGAATTTGGATCGGAAATGGCAGAGACCTACGTTCACAAAGTTTGCAATTACAGAAAGAACTCCAACTATAAGAGTTTATACCTAACGGCAAGGACATGGATTAAGAAGGAGGTTGCCGATAATAAAAAGATTAGTAGTTCTACCAAACCTAAATTATCAGTCTGAACCAACGACTAAACTATGAAATACCAAAGTTCCAATACCCGAAATCTGTTTGAACTTGACTTTATTGCAGGGAAAAGATATATCTGTCCTGAATGTAGTCATACAAGAAAGAAGGAGAAGAATAAAGACCTTCAGTACTTCCGAGATGCAAACCGTGCATACTGTTTCCATTGTAATACTACCTTCTTTGAATACAAAGCCTATGAGAAGAAAGAATACACAGTACCCCAATGGAGCAATAAAACCGATCTTACAGATAAAGCTGTTAAATGGTTGACATCAAGAGGAGTATCACAGGACACTTTGGTTAAGATGAAGATATACTCTGATGTGAGTTATATGCCCCAGGTGGAATCTGATATTGAAGTTATATGCTTCCCATACTTCGGGATGAACGAAGATGATTTGGTCAATATCAAATACAGAGGCCCAAAGAAGAGTTTTAAGCTTCATTCAGGAGCAAAGCTTATTTGGTATAACTTTCCGGTAATCTTAGCCTACGATGAGATTATTATTTGTGAGGGAGAGATTGATGCTCTTACCTTTGTGGAAAACAAATTTGAAAATGTAATTAGTGTTCCCAATGGAGCGAATAAGAACCTGCAATACTTGGATGATTCTATTGATTTGTTTAAGGACAAAAAGATAATCCTTGCTACCGACAATGACACAAAGGGAATAGAGTTACGAGATGAGTTAATCAGAAGGTTTGGGCCAGAGAATTGTTATTTACTAAATTTCCGTGAATGTAAAGATGCGAATGAATTTTATATCAAATACGGTGGATTGGACTTTAAGGATATGGTCAAGAATGCCAATGCCGTACCCATTGAGGGGAACATTGAAGTCAACTCGTTTTACAGCGAACTGGAAGACCTCTTTGAGAACGGAATGGTCAAGGGGGCAATGGTTCAATTTGAGGAGATAGACAAGTATATAACATGGGAAACAAAACGGTTGGCAATAGTGTCGGGCAGACCCGGATGCTTTACGAAAGATCAGTTGGTTCACACCTCACAAGGAGTAAGACCTATTTCTGAAATTAAGGTTGGAGATTTTGTATTGACTTATAACCACCGGAGAAAGATTAATGAATATAGGATTGTTACGAATACTCCGATACACCCTACCCATACCGAAAAGCTTTATAAGATTACACTTAAAGATGGGTCTGAAATAAAAGTTACCGGAAACCATGAGTTTTTTACCGGTAGGGAGTATTTGGGAATAGAGTATTTGCTATTGCAATTAGAGTCAGAAACGAATCAAAAGCAAGATCCATACATGGAAGCATTTACTTTAAATCTTGATGATATTGTTTCGTATGAAGAAATTCCAATAGAGGAAACATACGACCTAACGGTGGATGGCAATTCAAATTATTACCTTGCTACCAATACCAAACCTATATTGGTACACAACTCTGGGAAAAGTGAGTTTGTGGACTATTTAATCACCCGGCTAAACCTCATCTATGGATGGAAGGCTTGCTTCTTTACTCCTGAGAATTTTCCATTGAAGTATCACTACTCAAAGTTATACGAAAAGCTTATTGGTAAACCATTCAGTAAGGCTAAAAGTTCAACCATAGAATTTGACATGGCTTATGAGTATATCAACAATAACTTCTTTTACATCTTACCGGAGAATGATTTAACCATTAAGAAGATATTAGACAATGCAAAGCTATTCGTAAGGAGTAAGGGTATAAAGATATTGGTCATTGACCCATACAATAAGCTTGACCATCAACAGGGGAGTTCCCAAACGGAAACGCAGTACATCTCAAAGTTCTTGGATGAACTGACAATGTTTGCTAAACTGAATGATGTTTTAATCTTCTTGGTGGCACACCCTAATAAGCTAATCCCTGGACAGATCCCAACGCTGTACAATATCTCAGGAAGCGCACATTTTTACAATAAAACNGACTATGGGTTTACAGTCCACAGGGTATTCGATGAGCAAAACATAATGACCAATGACATTGAAGTCCATTGGCAGAAAATCAAGTTTAAGCACTTNGGGGAACAAGGGGTATCAGAGTTAAGGTACAACTATGTTAATGGCAGATTTGAACCCAGAGGGGCAGTAGAAACGTGGGATAATAGTAACTGGTTGGCAGTAGGGGAGGAACAAGAGTTTGCTCAACCCAACAATGCTATGATGTACGATGCGCCTTTTTAGCTTCTTTCCTCAAAAGATAAACATCTTCAGCCTTTGACCAATAATCTTTTGGACAAGAACCACCTGGGTCTTTGTAAGTTTTAGGGGTATATATCTTGCCTTTTAAAGCACACCCACATTCACCGCACCGCATTAGTATTTCCTTATTGCCGACTTCAATGCTCCGCTTATAAAAACACCCATTACAGATTTGAATACGCATTGCAGCTAAGTCTATTTGAGCATCATTGGGGTTAAAGGCAATACTCCATGCTCTAAAGATTTCTTCTACCTTCGTCATTTGGTCGTTGATTTACCATTACTTCCATTCCTTGCTCTATTACGTTTCCGGCTCTCCAAAACCAATGAACCGGAAGAAGTATGGGATAAATCCCTGGAGTCTCCTTTTAGTTTTCGCTTACGCCTTTCCCTATTTAATTCTGCCCGGTATTTCTTTCTTTTTTCGGAAGAATGATACTCTGTATCGTAAGCTTTTTTCTTATCTCTACTTGCTTTATTCTTGCGATAGTACATCGCTGTTTTACTGAGTGCCATAGCTCAATTTGCTTAAATACAAACAAATATATACATTTGTGAGAGTAAAATTACTATTTTATAATTACTAAAAAAAGTTCACAGATGATTACAGTAACATTATTGTCAAGAAATGGACAAACACTTCCTGCTGAAGAAAAAGTGATATTACTTGAAGGCAGAGTCGTTTGGGCCGAAGAACCTGCCGATGGTGCAGAAACCGAAAAAATCTTATATGCTAAAAGCTTAGATCGTAGAGACAGTCCAGATCTTCTTGTTATTGAAGAGGATGGAGTCTATGCTGATCTGGTGGAGGATGGATTTGTCGAAGTCCAGGTATTGTGGGAAGATGATACAACTTCTGTTGTAGCCGTAAACCCAGTATTCATTGAGTACATCAAAGACAGCCAGGTGTATTGGAACAATACCAAGTTGGATTGCGTTGCAATTACTTATACCGAAGGTGCATTCTTGCACAAAAGGCTGTTTGCTGTTGGACAAGTAGGCGATAACGGAGTGATTGTAACCACTACTACTACTACTGAGGAAGAAGTAACTACTACTACTACTACTGAGGAAGAAGTAACTACGACCACCACTACTGAATAACAATTATGAACTACAATAAGTGTTTGGTAAATGTTGACTTGTCGGATGCTGAGATATTAGAGGCATTCGGGTCGCTTCATTCTGAATTAAAGGAATGGATTGATAACCGGGGGGATGATTTAATGATCCCTACGGTAAGCATTATCAAATACATTGTATCTTGTTATGACGCAGAATCTCCGGTGGTAAAAGAACATCAACGGAGGTGGACAGTTAAAAAGCGAGAAGCAGCAAAAATCTCTGGAATCCTTTTCCTCACAGGAAAGGAGGCGCAAGCCGGAATCAACGAAATATTGTACTGTAAGAATACTGTTATAAATAGAGTCACGGTTAGGTACTTAGCTATGTTATCTGACCGTGACTTTCTTATGTATGCTGTTTATAATGAGATTCTATTGAAGCAGACAACGCAGTTGCTTTCTTTTGAGTTTGAGAACCCTACACAGCAAGCCAAAGCAAAGGAGAATATTGAGAATGTTCAATCCGACATTTACCGATTGGAAGAAAAATTATTTTCGGGAGATGATGTAAGAGCATTAAAGAATATTCTTCAGGAAGAGGCTACAAGGTTTATGGTAAACGAACTCCGGCCTGAATCATTAGTAACGAAGCATGAAAATGGGGAACTGGTTGTATCGTCTCCTTATGGGGATGATTACAAAGTGCCTAAAATTAGATTCCTCGATGATCAATGATAGAATCTTGTAAATTTAGTCCTCTATACAAAGAAGCAGATAAATCTTTTTTAGTCAATTTTGAATCAAAGAATCTGCGCCCAATTCGGGTAAGCCTACCCGAACCACCACCCTTGCACCTTATTGACGGATGGGGATTGCACCCTGACGAGCAAGTTTTCAAGAGACTTGTTATCCCAAAAAAACTTCAAGACTTAGAGAAAAGTGTCCTCTTGGAATTTAGGGATCGAAAGATAGGTGTCAATGGCAATAATATCCTTACAGCATTCTGGGCCAAATTAGAAGAAAACAAGTCCAGGCTGGAAGATGAGATTGCTTTTATGAAAAAGTACATCTACTATATGTGGTATGGGTACTGGGTTTTTATTGATGGCAAACCAACATGGCTTCCTCCATGGTATTTTTCCTACTTGAATCTTCACCGGATGACGTTAGATTCAGGATATGGGTATCCAGAGTATCGGGATAAAGGAAGGTTGAGGTTTTTGTTTCGGCATTACATCTTTAATACTACCGAGACATTTGCTGATCTTGACAAAGAAGGGATTGCTTACAAGGTAGAGGATGAAGAAGGGAACAAGGTCTATCGAATGGTAGATGTTGGGCAAAAGCTATTTTATGGAACGATTGAACCCAAAGACCGAAGGGGAGGTTTGACAAACGAGGCAGCCCACGTTATTACTCGTATAATGACTTCCCAGAGAGGTGCTGACAAGTTGGGAACGATTGTGTCTATGGGAGGCGAGAATGCCGAAGTACATTTCCGAAAGAAATTGATTCCTGCCTGGAATGCTTGGCCATTATGGGTCAGACCAGTTTGGATTGGTGGATTCGGGAAGATGAAACAACTTGAATTTACTGCCAATGGAGTTACTGATGTTGACACATTGGATACATCAATCAACTTCACGGACTCTGCGGATGATCTTGCCAATGATGGGAAGATGATTATTGCAGCGGACTACGATGAGCAGGGCAAAGGGAAGCGTACAGGGAATGTTCAAACCCGATGGCAGATTAATAAAGAAACAATGTCGTTGGGAGGGGGCAGTCATATCATTGGGTTTTGCATTCACCCTTCTACTGTCGAAAAGATGGAAGAGGGAGGAAGAGACTACAAGGATATGTGCGATCTCAGTAACTTCTATCAGCGAAAAAAAGATGGNCAGACCATNTCNGGACTNGNNCTTCNATATATGCCTTCATCGTANTGNNTGGAAGGGTTTATAGACAAATGGGGGCAACCTGTAAGGGAGATGCCTTCGTCAAGGCAGATACGCAATGGATTNAAGAAACGAATAGGCAGTAAGACATTTGTCAATAATAAGCGTAAAGATTTATACGATGAGGATGATCCAAAGAAAATGGATGAGTTTCGTTCATTTGTCCGTAAATTTCCAGAAGACTACGATGAGTGTTGGACAGGGGTTGCAGGGCAGCTTGGATTTGATAATGAGAAGATTAGGCTTCGGAAGCTTGAACTGATCAATAGACCCAGGACTGTAAGAGGCGAATTTATATGGGCAGACCGAGAGAGGTTTGTTGTTAAGTTCGTTGAACGTGCTGATGGTCGGTGGATTGTAGCAATGCAGCCTCCTGCCGGAGAAGCCAATCAGATAAGCACCATGGAAGCATATAGTGCCTTTGAGGATGAGGAGATTATCGTTAATCGACCATTGCACCCAGGGAAGTTTATCATTGGCATGGATCCACAGCAATTCTCCAATAAGGCAGAATCTACACACCTTGAATCAAAGAATACCAAAAGGTCTGATACTGCTATTGCAGTTTTAAAGAAGAGAGATAAAGCCATTGACATTTCCGATATTGCCAAAGAGCATACNACTAAGCATTTTGTTGCTTCATTTAAGGCACGACTTGCCACAAGCAAGGAAGCTACGGAAGAGGCATTGAAGGNTGCCATATTCTACGGTGCATTAATCCACTTGGAGACCAACCGCACGGAAGTATGGGAGCGAATTGTCGAAATGCGCTTTGGAGGGTATCTGAACTACAATGTTGAGAGGCTTGCTGATGGGCAGCTAAGGATTGCATCCAAACCCGGAACATCATTGTCTATACAGACTAAGAAAAAAGGGTTTTCTTTGTTGGCAGATTACATTGCCAATTACACCCATGTAGAACCGATATATGAGTTTTTGGAAGATGCAGACACCATAAGTTCCATAGAGCAGCTTACAGCATTTGACCGACTTGCAGCACACATGCATGCATTGATTGGAGACGATAGCGTATATTCAGATATTATGCAGACTTCCGTTGATGATGATTCGGTGGTTGAGTCTTTAGGAGCGAAGGCATATTATTACTAACTTAGAGGAATTATAACTCACAATCGCACAAGATGATAAAGATTGAGGTTAAAAACGGAAAGCAGGTAGAATTAGAGAAATACACGAAGGATAATTTCAATTACCCAAACTCAAATTTAATGCCGGAATCCAAAGGAGAGGCATACCATAAGAGTTGGGCAGAGAAATTATATTCTTTGTTTGTATCGTCTAATGCGTGGATGCCAGCAGCNACATACAATACGATTGATGAGAACCGTGCCTATGCTGATGGGAAGCANTCAATGGANGAAGTCAAAGATTGGATTTTAGGNAAGAAAGAAAAGCCTAAAGACCTNTTGGCTTTTGANNCTGAAGGGTTTGACACAAGAGANGGCCANNNTNNTCAAAATAGGCGTAAGGCCTGGGAGGTAGTTGANTTTTCTCCTGTNAGTGTTGCCCCTAAAATCTGGACAAAGATTAATGAGGATATTCGGAGTATGTACTACGAAATATCTGTCAATGCAATAGACTCTTTTAGTGTAAGAACTGAAGAGCATGAGAAGTATAGGCTATGGTTCTATAAAGAGAATCAGAAGTGGATAGAGAGCCAACAGATAGCCATTGGACTACAACCACAAGAGCCAGGGTTTATGCCTGAGAACTTGGATGAGTTGGAATTGTATGCAGCCACCGGGGGATTTAAAGTTCCCTATGCTGTGACAATGGAAGATTTATTGAAGCATACCTTTGACGTATCTGACTGGGATAAAGAGGTAGCCGAAAAGGTGCGTAAGGATTTATTTAGTATTGGATATGCTTTAATCCGGGAAGAGTTTGACCGGGAATTAAAGAGAGTAGTTATCCGGTATGTTGACCCTAAGTACGGAGGGTTGCAGTACAGTACAAAGAATAGTTTTAAAGATGCAGAGTATGGGTATAACTTGGACTTTGTAGAAATATCTGCTATTCGCCAAAGGCTCAATATGAGCCACGATGAGGCAGCTTCCTTGGCATTTTCATTTGCAGGGCAATATGGGAATCCTGGTTCTTCCGAATGGGAGAAATATTCTCTTTCCAATGTAGAGAATGGGATTGATATATTAGGTTTCGACTTTTACAAAGTACCAGTATTCAACTTTGAATTTGTGGATATTGATACGGAGAGTGTTTTAGAGTTTCTTGATAAGAATGGAAGAACACTAACCAAACCTTACAATGGAGAAATTCAAGACAATGAGGAACTGATCTCTACGGAGATTAGGTATGTCCGACAGGGATCATGGGTGGTAGGAACTAACCACATTTTTGACTATGGCAAGAAAGAATATATCCCCAGGGATGTTTACAAGAAACCTCGTATTTCCTATCGGGGAGTGAAGCTTGCCAATACACCCATTATAGAGCAAATTAAGCCGTTTATACGAGGATTTAATCTTGCATGGGTCAAAGCACAGAACGCTATTAGTTTGGCTGTTGGGAACGGCCTGGCGATTGATATAGGAAGCTTAAAGGGAGTGTCTATTGGGAAGGACAATTCATTTGACCCAATGGAAGTATTATCCTTCTACCGGCAGAGCCAGTTCTTGTTGTACAAGAAACAAAACTCTATGAGTGGATTCAATAAGTATTCTACTCCTCCGGTAATCCCGATCAATAATGATACTTACAGGAATATAGAGGCACAGTTCAATGCCATGAACTTCTATATGCAAAAGATTGAAGATACTTCAGGTATCTCTATGGTGGCAACCGGGAAATCCGCAGACCCGAATGTTGCTAAGTTCAATATGCAGATAAGCCTTCAGGGAACGAACTCCATTATCAGTAGTATTGCCAGAGCGCAGACAGATGTACAGGAGGATATATCCATTAATATTGGATACCGAATAAGGTCTTATTGCAGGGTAAACAAATCAGTCAAAGAAAGCTATTCCAATGTAGTTGGAGAGCGAAGGATGAAAGCCTTTATTGAGGCAGAGAAGAATCATGTTGAGTATGGATTCAGGATTGAAGCCAGTAGTGTTGATGAGCGCAAACAGGCCATCATGCAATTGCTGCAAGCTTCGATTGATCCTGCCGGAACAGCGGAGTCAGGGAAACTCAATATGTCGGAAGCGATTGTCATATACGATATGATATTCCAACGTCAGAATTTAAGACGAATTGGAATGGTATTAGGATATATGCTTAAACGCAAAGAGAAAGAGGCAAGGGAATGGAAGCTTAAATACATTGACCAACAGAATCAGGGATTGGCTGCTATCGAACAGCAGAAGCAACAAGCGGAAGCTATAAAGATGAAGCACGATGCAGATATGCTATCCCGGAAGTTCTGGCATGACTATGTATTAAAGTATGGCATAACCCCGGAACAGGGATTAGGTCAGTCACAGCAGAGAGTACCCCAAGAGATGCAGGAAACACCTGGTCAAGCGGAAGAAATGCCACAAGAAGGAGGGCAACCTCCTATGGGCCAGCAATTAATCTAAATTCATTATATTTGTGTATTATAAATAAAAATTGTTATGACAACAGAAAGAAATCAAAGCGTAAATGATGATCCTATTGAAGATTTTCTTGCAGGACTGCAAGGAGATGCTGTTGTAGATACAGAGGAGGAGGCTGCGGATGAAGAAGCTACTGACGAGTCTGTTGAAGAGGGAACTGATGAATCCCAATCCGACGATGATAACTCTGACGATCAATCAGAAGAAGATTCAGAGGATCAAGAGGATTCTGAGGGAGAAAGTTCGGATGATGCGTCTGAGGAACAAGAACCGGAACAGCCAAAAGGGTTAGACTTAGAGAGTTTAGATACGGATGCTCAGTTGAAGGTTTTCAACAAGGTCACAGGTCTGAACTTCACCAATATTGAGGATGCACGGAAGTATGCAGAGGTTGTTAATCAATGGCCGAAGCACCAAAAAAGCTTAGAGTTGTATCCTACGTTGCTTGAAAAGTTAAAGTCTCAGCAGAATGTAATGAGTTACTTTCCAGATGAGACTGCATACAAGGTTGCTCAACTTGCAAAAGAGGAGCAATATAAGGGGAGAGAAGCGGAACTCACAAAGCTATTAAGGTCGAATGTAAGCGAATTAAATTCGATTGAAGTAGTTAAGTTACATGCTGCTTTAAATGCCCCAGAAGGAGTTAAAAATCCTTTCAGATATACTATAAAGAGGATGGGTTTAGACCCGGATGAGGTGCTTGAAAATTTCGATGAACTCTCAGAGGATGATCAGGACTTATTCAATGGTTTTGCCTTTCAAAGCCGGAAAGAGTTGGCTAAGATTGGTGCAGACATTACGATTCCCACCTCCAGTAATGAAGATTTAGAAGCGTTGCTCGAAGGGCAGCTTTCTTCTGTTAAAGATGATTTAGAGAAGAAACGCACAGAGATTGCTCCGGTTTTAAATTCCTTTATTGATGGAGTCACGGAAATCAAGGTGAATGACGATTTTAGTTTTAAACTCAATCTAACCAAAGAGGACAAGGACAGCTATTCAAGCTTTCTAACCCAGGCGGTATTAAATGGAGACTTTGATCTTGGTACAGATGATGGCAAGAAAGAGTTATTTAATGCGCTTGTGGATGAAATCTGGGTAGATAACCGGCAGAAGATTCTAAAGGCACAAGAGTCTTATTTGAAGTCAAAATACGAGAAGGAGTTCATGGCAAAATTCAACAATGAGAAACCATTGGACAAGAAAACGCCTCCTCCACCAAAGGGAAAAACTAAATCTAATCCTTTAGTAGATGTCGCTGAAAAGATGATAAGTGATATGTTGTAAAATCTTTAAAATCTTATACAATGAGTACTATTAAAGGCCCCGGTGTAAAGACCGGAAGTGTTCGTCAAGGCGTATCTTCAAGTTCTTGGCGTTTTATAAACGAAGAGGAAACTCTGAAACCGCAAACCTACGGACAGCTTGTTCAGCTTTACGGACAAGGTTTACGCACGTTTGATATTTGGATGTGGGCAAAACGTTACATTGACGTTTCTACCCGGAAAATGCAGGTTATCGAAGAAGGTCACTTCTGGGATACCTTGGATTTGGCTACCGCAATCAGCGCAGGTGCAGCCGATGCTGATATTACGATTGTTTCCACCAAAGGTATTGGTAGGATTGGATTCGTTGTCCATATCCCTGCTAAATACTTGGTAGGAACTAACATCCCACAGTCTTACCGCATTAAGTCTAAAACATTCGCTTCTCCGAATTACACCTACGTTGCCGAGCCTCTGATTGAAGATCAGCAGATTGGCGTTGATGTACCTATCGGTCAGAAGTTGATTGTTGGAGGTTCAATGTTTGCTGCCGGAACAGGGCAACCTGCCGGTCTGGTAAATGACTTCTACATCCACGAACATACAACTCGTATCATAAAAGAAACCTTCATTGAAGAAGGTGGACAAAATGCTCTGCAAGAGTGGGAAGACCTCAAAGGTTCTGCCTATGGTTCTGGACTTCATGCTCGTAACCTGATTAAAACTCAGTTGCAGCTTCGTCACCAAATCAATGACTTCGTTTTGATGGGTTATCCCAATGAAACTGAGTTGGTTCAGGAGAACCGTTTTGGCGAAGAAAACGCTGTATTGGGAGACTACGGTTTGATCCCTGCCATGTACAATGATGCCATGAAGCAGTATTATACTGGCTCATACAGCGAAGATAACTTTGATGTACTGAAATTCTTGTTTGCATCCCAGGGTATTACCGGAACTTCCGGTCTATTCTTGTTGGGTCAGGAACTTGGACTTTCTATTGAGAACTCAGGAATGAAGTTCATCAAAGAATACTCTGGTGGTTCTGATATGTACGACAAGCTGAAAGGTATTGGTTTTGGTATTAAGGAAGTTTTCAAAAACAACTTTAAGACTTACCTTACTGAAGTACAGGAGTTCAACAACCCTGTAACCTACGGAGCAAATGGTTATTCATTTGAGAGTATGGGTATGATCTTCCCGGACAGCAAAGTAACTGCAACCCTTAATGGCTTTGAACCTTCGGGTATGGCTGTTGGTGGCCAGAAAGTTGCTTTGAACCACATGACCATGGGTTATCTCAACTACGGTGGAGAAAACCGCAAATTGGTTGTTGGAAACAAAGCCGGTGTAAACGGTATGGGTATTCCATTCAGCGATGATTGGGATGATATGTCCACCTATATGCTTTCTGAAGTGATGCTGATTTTGTTGGCATTGAATCAGACAGTATTGGTGCTTCGGAATGACGCTTGATTCTGTTTCATAGTGGGATAGGGGGGGCAACTCCTCTATCCCTTTTAACTAAATAATTAATTTTATGGCTATTTATTTTGATGGTAAAATTCTTGAACCTAAAGAGAATGGTAGTTCTTTAGAGCAAAAGTATTTTAATGAACTAAAGGATGTAAAGGACTTATTCGGTAAGTTCAGGAAGCCTGGTCAAAAGGAGTCTGTCTTATTGTTTTCTCGTGATTTTAAGAAAACATACAATAGGTCAAAGACTTCCTATAAACCTGCGCCTCCGATTGCTATTCCGATGAATGTGAGCGTTTACGATCCACAGATGGGTTCTATTGAAATTCGTTACTCTAAGAGACCTCCGGTGAAAGCCGGGAACAATCTCATTTGGTCAAGAGATGGGGATTCGCTGATGTTTGAAACCATGTCCATTACTGACAAGCAGTTGGATTTAGCATGGTTTTTACTGAAAGCGTCTGACTATGTAGAGAAGGGGATACTGAAGCTTGTTGACAAAGAATTAGAATTTGAAGGCAAGTATGAAAGCATTTTGAAACAAACTGAAGTTGCTTCGGCAATATTCAACCATGATGCTAATGGAGATCCTTCCCTTGAAAGGCTTGAACTGATTGCTTCTATTTTGTTCCCGAACAATGAAATTGGTCACTACGATTCCGCAAAAGAACTTGCAACAAAGATCTGGAATTTGATTGTGATTGGTGAAGCCAATAAGAAGTCTTACAATTATAATTCGGCATTGAAAGCTGCGGAGAAGGCCAAGAAAACTCTTGCCAAAGAAAAACCTGTTGCAGCGGAGAACATAACTGTTACTTTGCCTGATGGAGAAGATGTAACTTTTCCTCTTTTATTTTGTCCACCTAAAACAAAGAATGAAACCCTTTTTGAAAGAGCAGAATCAGTAGGTCTTCCCGGAGATATGGGATTATCAAGAGACGTATTATATTCTTTGATTAAGTACAAATTAGAAGGATAATTGTATGAACAACTTTGATTTATATAAGCTACTGAATTTCATTGTCAATAAGGATGTTTACGCTCAGGCGATGTCTGAATCGGAGTTTGAGTTAGAACTAAGGGCAAAGAATATTCGGCACTTTAGGAGTAGGTTAGGTCTTCCTGAAGGGTATAGAACTGGGTCGGTAGTCCAGGCTGTTGAAAGCACACGGATTAACCAAACAGATTTGACTCCTTTTCTTGTAGATGGTGCTTACACAGTAACCAATGGGAAGGTAAATCTTCCTGGTACTGCGTATATCCTTGACTATTATACTGCCTCTTCAAGAAGTTCTGAAATCATATCCTATCAGGAGATTAGTTCCCGGTTGAGAGACCCACAGACTAAGCCTACTGAGAAGGATTTAGTAGCTTATATTGTCAAGAATGGGATGAAAGTCTATCCCACCTCTATTGCATCGGTAAACGTGCTGTATTACCGCAGTCCTGTTGATCCTGTATTTAAGACCTTCGTTGATACGGAGACTCTTGAATTGACGTATGATTTTGCTGATTCAGTAGAATTGGAGTGGGATGATGGGAACAAGTTGGATATTATGCACATGATTCTTTTAGAGATGGGAGTAAATATTGTTCGGGGCGATGTTGTCCAAATTGCAAGTAAGTTAGTCGAAACAGGAAAATAGGGGTTGCAATAGCAATCCCTATTTCTTATATTCAAGGCATTATGGAGGAAGAAGATAAAAAGGCCACAAGAAGGTACGCCAGGTATAAGAAACGCAAAAGCAGTATTAGCGAGGATAGTCCTAAGATGGAGCGTTTTGAGAAGAAGTATGGGTACAACTACGATTCAGCTATAAAGTCTGGCATAGAGCCTGACGAAACAGGGCATTGGCCTTCAAGGAATCCTGATACCGGAGAGATATTAAAAGGGCGAAAGCACCCAACGATACATAAAACCAGGGAAGGAGAAAAGGAGGCTGGATATAAAATAAAAAGAAGGAAAGGTAAATTATATTCATATCCCAAGGAATGAGAAAAGATGAATTGATAGCAAGTGTTCAGAAGCTTATCGTTAAGCAAGGCTTGACTCAGGATAGCCTTAAATCTGTTCACCCAAAGGTTGTGGAAGGAGAAATCAGTAAGGCATACAATTCCTTAATGAAAGCTTTCTACCAAGACCCTATTAATCTTATGAATGCTGAACTGGATTTTTTTGCAAAGAAATATACCGCTTCCATTCAGAGAGATGTAGATGGGTTCTACTACGTTGACCTTCCTGCAAGACCGGTACAGCTTATAGACAATTTAGGAGTGCGGTCTGTAAAACCAAAGGGGGGAGAGCAATCATTCATTCGCTCGTCAGAGGTAGCCATGGAATCTATACGGAGGTTGCCCATATATTGTTGCATGAAAGATGGATATTACTATCTTGATGGCAATAAGATAATGTTTGATTTTCCTGTAAAGGAACATCATATTGTTGAAGAAGTCTATCTGAAGATATTGCCTTTATTCGAGGAGTTTGATGATAGCGATAATATAGAGTTTCCCCAGGGGGATGCTCCTGCAATGCAAATGATCTTAACTTTAATGGGTATTAGACCAACTGATAATATCAATGATGATGTGCGATGAGTAAATTTGTAACAATAGACACGATTGTAAGCAGGGTTCTGTTGGAGATAGGAGACGAGAACAACAGAAGGTATTACCTCCGGGCAGCGCAATGGGCATTAGATGCCTTTAGGCGTATCAATGTCAATCATTCGCCTTTCTACCTTGAACGTAAGATTACATTAGATCCTATGCTTTATTATGCTGAATATCCAAAGGATTTGGTAAAGCTATTGAGTGTAGGGGTATATCGTAATGGAGAGTTTTGGTCATTCACCCGGAAGCCGGATATGTCAATCTTTCCATTGGATGCAGAAGATAATATCCATGAACCTGACCAAACGGAGAGCCAGACGATTCCTATGACCGGAGGTAAATTTGGTAGGAGTGGTAGTAATATCGGGTACTATGTGGAAGACCCGGAGCAAGGAAGATTCTTTGTTCGCAACTTCCGAAAGGATGCCCAGGGATCGCCCATGGACACCACAAGCAATATATTGGACAAAGTTATAATCAGATATAAAACTACCGGGGTAGATTGTAATGGGGATATTTGTGTTCCCACAGAGGCACAAGACCTTATCGTATCCATGGTTTACTATAAATTCATTCAGAAGTCTATTCCAATGAGAGTAACCGCTGATGTCTTAGATAGGACAGAGAGGGAACTAAACTCATTGCAAGAGGAGTACGAAGCATTGATGTACGAACCCCATAACTTTTGGGAGTACAAAGATGCTATCTTTAGGAGTCTTAATTCAACTGCGAGAAGATAATGGAACAATCTACTATTGCGCCTTTAAATGGCCCGATGAATTGGAACATTCATCCAAAGTATGTGAATACAGAGTCCGGCCAGGTTTACAAGAGGATAAATATGCGCTCTTCAAGCAATGAAGGTACAGCGTATATTAATAATAAAATTAAAGGCACTCAGCTTATTGATATTTCATTGCCTTCAGGAAACAATAAGGCAATAGGATGGGGGTCAGATACCCAGAATAAGGCATTGGTAGTGTTTGTTTATAACTCCAATAACAACCATTCTGTTTACCGGTATTACACCCATAGCAAGACAATAGAATTGTTATGGTTTGGGCAATCAGAGTTAGACTTGGAGGATGCTGAATTAAGGGCAGTAGTAGTTGAAGGGAAAGTTTATTGGGTCAATGGGAGCAAGCCTCCTAAATCATTTGACTTAGAGTATGCAAGAAGGTACACTTCGGGAGAGGGAGGCGATGAGTCTTACTCTATTGAATATGAGCCATTTGATGTTAATGTATTCCCTTTAATAAAAACCCCACCGCAGTTTGCTCCGTCATGTCAGTATGAAGATGATTATAGTAAGAAGTTTAATAATTTAAGAAAGAAGTTATTTCAATTCAAATATGCTTATCAGTATTACGACAACCAAGTGAGTGCATGGTCGGCAATAAGCCAAATGCCATTGCCATTGTCGGAGGTTGATTCTGAGGGGATATTTGACATTAACATATCAAAGAACAATCTTATCTCTATTGCTATAAATACAGGGAGTAAGGCTGTAAAGAGCATATTAGTCGCAGCCAGGGATGTAAACCCACGGAATACCGGCAGCTTCTTCCAGTTTGAAACTATTGACAAGTATGATAAGAATGGAGGTAGATTAATTGAGGATGAAATTGTTTATACTGTTCAATTTTATAACAATAAGAGAGATTCAAGTATAGATACTGAGATTAATAATCGGTATGCAGATGATGTACCCCTATCCGGGAAGGATATTGCATTGGTTGATGGGAAATACTTAGCTATTGCTTATCCCGAAATAGGCTATGACGATATTGAAGTTGATGTCGATTTAGTTCCTATTGAGATAGATACCGAGACGGTAGAAGGGAATGTATATCACGAAATGCTGACCACGCAGCAGAACCATATTAAGGATTTTAATATAACTGTTGAGGATTTTGCATGGATTCAGTTCCCATCTGTTGTATATCCCGATACTACATATAAGATAACTTTTTATGTAGAGGGAACATTGGTCGTATCTGAATTAGTCGTAACGAATCAATATCCATTAACTACACAAGGGGCAACTCAGATAAGGGATTGGTTCAGAAATGATATTCGGGATAAGATTATTGCATTGGGATATTTCTTTAGTAGCACTTTGGATGGAACATGGTGGTTGGGATTCTACCCACGTAATTTTCTAAATACAAGGGTATATATTGTAACGAAAATAACTGGAAAGATATTTACAAGTAATACGTTTGTTCTTCCAGCATACAGAACTTTAAAGAGAGGGCAGTACCATCCATTCGGAATAATCTATAATGATCGTAATGGAAGGTATAATACAGTTATTCCCATAGGGGAAGTATTATCTCCATACGAGGCTTCTAATGCAGTTGAGGATGTACGCAAAAGGGTATCTGTTGAATTTACTATTAATCACCGGCCTCCTATCTGGGCGCATACCTACCGGTTTGCCTATATTCGGAATAAGTCTTATACCTATTTCCAGTACTTTGCAAATGTCAAGGTAACGGCAGGACAGGGTGTAAATCCTTCTGTTGGCAATGGAATCCCTGAGAACAAATACTTTATAGAACTCAATCAGTCCTTACAGAGAATAAGAGATTTGTATCCTAACTTCTACCCATCGGATTATGTATGGCAAAACGGAGATAGAATAAGATTGATTGGGTCGGATGATAACTATGAAGTTCTTCAGCAGTTCACTTGGGTTCAAGACGATGAGGAGAGTTCAGGGGTTAATGGATTTTTAGTAGATGTTGATCTTTCAGACAGCCAGGATCCTACTGTAATAAGTTTAGTTGAAGTTTATAGGCCTAATCCTACTCCACAAGAGATAATATACGAGGAGATAGGTGAGGAGTATCTTATACTTGAACCTGGCACTAATAATAGAAGGCATAGTGGGTTTATTCCTCAAAGTGAAGATTTGTCTGTTCCTGCATCGGGTGAATTAACTTTTGGCGACGCTTATGTTCGTTACCGATTGGTAGCCAATGAGGATGGGAGTCTTGACACGGAGATACCTATTGAAGATGAATCGTTCTCTGATTATTACCGGAGTGATGCCGTAAGTATTGGTAGAGCAGCAGCGAAAATAGACCTTGAAAAGAAATTCCTGAATAGGGTTGTTCGGAGCGAAAACTACATAGAGAATACTGAATACAATCTTTTGAACGTATGGTTATCTTCTTCAGACTATTTCTCAGCTTCGGATGAATTTGGAGAGATAGTCGGGATAGAACAATCGGGAGATGTATTGAAGGTTATCCAAGAGCATAAGGAGACGAGTGTTTATGTGGGTAGAAATGCTGTAAAGCAAGCCGATGGAACGGATATTGTGTTGGCTACGGACAAGGTATTCGGAACGACCAATAGGTATATTGAGTTCCGGGGAACTACTTACCGTAAGTCTATGGCAAGCAATCGCAGGTATCTGTATTTCTTTGATGAGAATACTGGTGAATTTATCCGCAGTTCTCCCAATGGGCAGATGGCAATCTCTTCACAATACAATATGGCTGCTTATTTTGAGGCAAAGGCAAAGCAGATAAGAGAGTATTCAGGGGATAAGGATATAATTGTTGGAATCAATAATGATTACAATGAGGTCTTCTTGTCTTTTATTATTGAGAACACAATAGAGACGATTGTATTTGACGAAGATGATAACAATAAAGGGTTTAATTACTTTATTGAGTTATCGAACAACAATGCCATCCCTAATGCGTATGCGCACTTCGGAGACGAGTTATTTTCCTTTGTCAATGGTAAGATATACCTGCACGATGTAGGGGCAAAGAACCTATTCTATGGCTCTCAAAAAGAGGCATCAATTTCTTTCTTTGCCAATAAGTTTCCTTCACAACAGAAGGTACTAAAGAATATCCGGGTGAGTAGTGACAAGAACATTTGGGATGTAGAGATTACTACTCCTGCCGGGGTTAATTACAATGCTCAAAAAACTATCTTAAAACCTACTATCTTTAGAGAGAGGAACAATCAGATAGTAAGCGACATACTCCGAAACATAATTTCAAGAAATGGTCAAGAAAGTGTAAATTTGTTGTACCGAGGAGAGAAGATGATTGGAGAATATGCCACGGTAAAAATATCCAATGATACGTCAGAGGATGTTGAACTCCGTGAAGTTGAAGTTAAATTTTTAATAAGCACATAATATGGATCCAATTAGCATAGCGATGTTAGCCATGGGTGCAGGGCAAGCAGCGATGGGTGTAGGGCAACAGATAAGCGCAGGGATTCAGCGAAGAAGGGCAAGAAGGGAATTTGATGAATATCAGATACCTGCTTCAGCCAAGGCTTCGTTAGACCAGGCGAAATCTATCGCATCGTTAAGGGGTGTTCCCGGAGAGGATATTTACAGAAGCCAAGCACAGGCTGCTGCTGCCGGAGGCATTGAAGCTGCTCAAAGGACAGCACAATCGCCTACTGATGTACTGAGTGTATTGGGAAGGGTGTATAGTGGATTGTCTCAATTTGAGGGCAATATGGCTATACAAGGGGCATCTGCCTATGAGCGCAGACAGGCGCAGCTTGCCAGTACGTTAGATCGTTTTTCAAGGCTTGAAACAGAGAGATGGCAGTACAATGAGTTGTATCCATACCTTCAGGCAATGGGAGCGGCAGGACAAACAGCACAAGCCGGTTCGGCAAATATCTCAGGAGGCATGAATATGGCATTGGGGACATTGGGCGGTATGCAAGATGTTGCCAGCCAAAAGGAGATGTTTCAGTCGGAAACTGATAGGAGAATAAAAGAAATGAATGCAATGAGGGATATGTATCAAGGCATGGGCAGATACCCAGCTGGTCCAGTTCCGCAGCCAGGAGATCCCTTTGATTATGTTGGCCCTATGAACTGGGGAGGCAATTTCGGTTAAACAATATTAAAAGATTACAATAATGGCATTAACTCAGAATGTAGGAGTAGGAGGATTGTACCCAACAGGGCGTTCCCCATTGGTTGTTGACTTCTCTTCAACGCAGAGAGCCATAACTGAGCGTCTGATAAAGAGGGAGCAAGAGCGTATTGACAGAGATAGGTCAGAGCAAGAGAAAGGGGAGAAGGCTATCCTTGAAGCACTTAGCTTTGAGTCTGTATTGGGTGCTACTGATGCTATGCAGATTAAGCACTTAGAGAACCTGGATGAATTTAGTAATAAGTGGACAGAACTCTATGCAGAGAATGAAGGGAAGCTAAGTACTCCTATGTTATTGGCGATGTCTAAAGATAAGAATAAGCTGCAAGCCAATCTTAACAATATGAAAACCAACGTAAAGAAGTTGGAGATGGTGCAGCAAGAGTTCCGCAATGACCCTTATGGTCAGAAATGGGATCCTACGGAGTTTAGGAATGCGGTAGATAGAGGGGAAATGAACAACCCTGATTTTGACTGGTCAACGACATTAATCCCCAGGGAACTTTCAGTCATGGAGATATTGTCTTCTCCTCAGATGGGGCAATATGTGAAGAGCGTAAGAGACAGGGCCTCGGTGGGTATTACCCCCAGAGCAGATGGAGTACTTGAACAAACATCCTCCAATACGCCTATTCTTGATGAAGAATTTAGGTCATTTATTGAATCCCCAATAGGGAAGAGGTTTGTTAAGCCTGATGGCAGTAATTTACAACAAGTCCGGGATGAATGGAATGCCATTATGAAGGTTGAGAAGAAACAAGAAACTTTCAGTCCGGCAATAGTTAGGGAGCAACGATTGACAGCAGCAGCAGAGGCAAAAGCAAATCAAGTTCCAGGGTTGAATGAAAAAAGTCCTTATTATAACAATATGGTTACGGCCAATGAACGATTAACAAGGATTTACAATTTAGACGAGAGGGGATTGAACGCATTAAGGGGTAAGGAAATAAAGGCAGACGATGGTTCTAAGATTACAGTCAACAACTCAGATTTTTACGATATAAGTTTTAATAAAGACGGAGGTGTTAATCTTCAGTTGTTGGGAACTTCCACGAGTGGGGGTAAAACTTTAAAAAAATGGAAGACAATCGTTATTGACCCTAATATGACTCCTGAAGATAAAAAGAACTGGATGATTCAGCAATGGGAGTTGAGTCCTGATGCTATTTCTGATGGTAAGCAGATACCGGTAGATTTGAGTCGATACCTTTCTCCTGACTTTAAGGTTGACGGTATCTCTATGGCAAGAATCCCGGCATTGGATATTATTAAGGATAGGATTGTTAATCCAAGCAGAGATGAAGAGTTGTACACCGATGCCAGAGAAGTGGCCAGTTTTGTAAGAGACACATTTGATGGGTTGGTAAAAACAGAGGGGGCAGGGTACATAAATAGAAGGAATAAATTAACAGTTGATGGGCAACCATACGATTTACGCAAAAAACAGAGCAGGATTGAGTTAGGGGATTACCTTACTACTAAGGTTAATGAACTTATGCGAAACGCAATGACTCCGGTAGATATGGGAGAAGAAGCACCTACTGAAACATTTGACGATGAAGTAGAAGATGCTATCAGTAAATTGATGGAGGGAGCAAAGATGTCAAGAGAAGAGGCGATACAATATCTTGAAGATGCCTTAACGGAAGAAGAATAATTCCACTTGTTCTAAATTTATATAAATAGAATCCGCACGATGGCAATACAAAATACAAATGACGGAACGAGAGATGGTGCAGCCAAGGTTGATTTAGAAGCATTGGGGATTAATGTAGCTTCCTTGAAAGGCAAGTTAGGGCAGACCGTTGCTCCTATTGACGAAGATGAGCCAGGAAAATCCGAGAAAGAGATTGAGTTGGAATCGTTGGGGATTAATCTATCTGCTTTAAAGAAGAAATTAACTGCTCCGGTTGAGGTTAACATTGGAGCAAAAGGGTCTATTGCGGATAGACATAACAATCCTGGCAATTTGGTCTATGTAGGTCAGCCAGGAGCAACAGAGGGAGAACCAAAAGCCGGAGGTGGGTTCTGGGCAAAGTTTGAGAATCCAACAAAGGGGTATGAAGCTTTAAAGAAAGATATTGAATTAAAGAAAGCTGGTCGATCCCGGACAGGGATTACAGGGGATTCGACTGTTGAAGAATATTTTAGGGTGTATGCTCCTCCGACAGAGAATGATACCAATAACTATATTGCGACTGTTGCCAAGCAGTTAGGCGTTAGTCCTGATACTCCTATTTCTCAGATACCTACCGATAAACTTGCAGAGCGTATTGTTAGGTATGAAAGCGGAACGACAATAAATAGACCTACCAAAGACCCTAATGATTTAGTTCCCAAGAAAGAAAATGCCCAAGAATATGAAGAACAATACCGGGAGCAATTTGGAACATACCCGGAAGGGATAACCGAAAGGGATGCTACTTATCAGGTCAAGAAAGCACAGTTGACACAAGAAGACCTTGACTTTTATGATGAGGTTAGGACTGCCACAGGAGCAGAGAGAGGCACTACCGGCAAGGGAGTTTTGCGTCAATCGAAAAGATATAGGGAGATAGATGATATTGTCAATTATATTCCTGATGTAGAACGAGATGAGGCTAAAGACGCAATAGATATATTAAATCAAAAGTTGTCTGAGATACAGAAAACTGAAGATGAAATATCAGCCAAAGGATACCGGCAGATTGACAATGAAGGTATTTTAGGATTCAACCCCAGAAATTTAGGGCAGGAAGCATTAAGCAGAGAGGATGAGGAACGCTTCAGATTGTTGACACAAAATAAGCGATTAATCCGTGAAGCCAAGAAGTATTACGATGCTGTTGCCAATGGAGACAAGCGTACAGCAACGGAAAGGTTTATAAGGGGATTAGGCACATTAGATGTAGCCAATCTGGTAACTATTGGATTAAAGGACTTATTAGAGGAGGTTGATTTAACAAGAGCAAAGAACAAACTTGCATCTGAAGGCATTGAAGCTTTAAGTCAAGAAGAAAAAGACTATTTGGTATTAGATCAGATATTGAGAGAAGCACAGCAAGCAGCGGACTCCGACAGAGCATTTTCTGTGGGGGTAGGCGTTGCGGAATCTGCTCCTTTTATGGCAGCGATGGTGGCTACAAGTGGCCCCGGTGCGCTTGTTCGGGGTGGAGTTTATGGTAGCAGGGCAATGACGGCTCTAAGGAGTGGAACAGGAGTAGCCAGAGCAGGAGGCAAGGCAGTAGGAAAACTGGCATCTACATTGAGTGATGCAACCGTAAGAAGCCTATTGATGCCATCTACCATTGAGAAGACATTAGAAAGGACTTCGCCATCTATCCAAATAGGGGAAGGAGAAATGGGGCAAGCTGTTCCTGAAATAGCTGGATATGGAGAACCTTTAGTAGAGGCGTTTTTGAAAGCTGCTGGCACAAATGCAGTTGAAGTATTTAGTGAAACATTTGTCGGGGGAACTCTTAATAGAGCATTGTTTAATGCCTCATCAAAAGGAGTAAAGGTATTCGGGGGAACAAAAATTGCACAAGTATTGGATAAGATAAACAGAGTAGATAATCCTTTTTTAAAGAGAGCATTTATTCAAGACCCATTCTCTGAATACGGAGAGGAAGTATTTGCCGGGATTGTAGAGCCTATCATTACAGGCGATGGTTCTCCTGCGGACTTCTTTGAAGCAGAGAATATGATACGAACCGCTTACATGGTTGGATTTATGACCATTGGAGCAAAATCTACGAGTATCCCCTTTGTCATTGCTCAGAATAATCAGATAACCAAGGGAAGTAGGATTGTTGATAAATTGAACCCGGAAGCAAGAGCAGTCTTTGACAAAGTTATTGCTTCCAATGATTTTGATGAACAGGCCAAAGGGTTTGAGGACATATTCTATTCAATGTTTGAGGGGGTAGATGTAAAGAACAAAGAGGCTTTGACTAAGGTAATAGCAGAGAACCAGGCAAAGTTAGGGCAAATCCAAGCGTATGCGATAGCATTACAGAGAGCCAAATATGAATTGTCAAAGGTTGATGGTGCTGCCTATTTGCTGAATGATAAAATCTTCCTTAATAAAGATGATTTTATGAAGGCAGCGAAGGCTGCTATTGATACAGGGAATGTTCCTCAGATAGAAGTAAAAGACGATCAGGCAACCGCCAATGAGGTTTTACAGATGGCCAGGGGAGAAGAGGTCGTTGCAGGACAAGAGATTACTCCAAGCCAGGTTGCCGAACCTGGTGCAGAAATGGAGTCTACTCCGAGGCTTACGGACACAGATGCCCAAAGGGAGTATTTGCAGTCGATGGATATTGTTGTACAAGAAGATGCAACAGCACAGGAGATACAAGAGTTATACGATAATCAAATAAAGAAAGAAGATGCCCAAGAAGTTACACCAGCAGTTACAGAGGTCAGCGAGACGGAAGGGGTTGAAGGGAGAGAGCAAGAACCGGTACGTTTTCGGGACTCTGAACAAGATACAGAAGTCGAAGGACAAGAAGCAGTCACAGTAAAGGATGGTCAAGTAACCGCCAATGAGCAGTTCAGTCAAGACATTCAGGATGAGGTGACAAAGAAAGCTGTTGAAACAAAACAGAAAGCTTTGGTTGCCCAAAAGCAGAAAGCACTTGATAAGGAAAGAGAAGCCATTGAGAAAGAGATAGAACGAATTGATAGAGCCGGAGTTGCGGTGGACTATGCTCCTGACGATAAGCCAGGGAATGAGAAAAGGTATGTAGTCAAGAAGAAAGCAGATGGCACTTTCTCTGTCTTTAGCCAATGGGATAAAAAGAGGGTAACAAATACTGTATTAAAGGGAAAAATCCTTGAACGATACAATCAAGAAAGGGATGCTGATGTCAAGAAGTTAAGGGATGATCGTCTTGCAGAATTGGATGCTAAGTATTCCGGGGAGATAAATCAAGAGTTGAATGCCTATGTAGCGCAAAGGGCTGCCTATGCGGAGAAAAAGGCAGGTAAAGAAGCAGATAAGAAAAGTAAGACTCCTAAGAAAGCAAAGGAGACTAAGACCAGGATGCCTTTGCCGTCAGAAGGAACAAAGGTTACTGTTTCGGATATGGCAGCAATGCGAGATAAGATAAAGGCAGAAGAGAAAGCTTCAAGAGAGGCGAAGAAAATGACCGATGCCGAGTATCGCCAAAGGAGTAAGGCTGTCTTAGACTTATTGAAAGAAACTAAGAAAGCATTAGGGCCAGGGGCATTGGGGATTACTGATGCTCAGTATGCAAGTTTAATACGCAGATTAAATGCTGCCGCAAAGGTCTATGCCGGGGAGGTAACAGATGTTGCCAGGCAGAAGGCTTTATCGTATGCCTACGAGATACTTGATCAGGCTTATGAGAAAAGATTGGTCAATTCATTGACAAAAGCCATAAATGATATTCTCAGTAAAAAGAGAACAACCATTAAGGCCGGTAAGCGGAAGATGATTGTAAACCGACCGGTGATAGATAGAGAAACCGGAGAAGCAAAGACTGACCCGGATACAGGTGAAGTTATAATGAGAAAGGTCGGGGTTAGTCCTGATGCCTTTACTTACATTGAGCAAGCCAGGCAGTACATGAAAGATGCTGAAGCATTGCGAAGGGCGCAGAGAGCCATTGACAAGAGGGATTCAGGCAAAGAACTGTCGGCCTTTGAACAAACACAGATTGACCGGGTTGAGGGAATAATGAATGCTTTTATCCAAAGGCAAGATGATGCTTATAGTGCAATTTATGAAGGGAAGGATGCAGAGAAAGTACGCCAAGCACAGGTTTTCCTTCAGATGGCACAAGATTTTGGAGGGTTGCAGCCTACCAATCCACAGAGTTTGCGAAACATTCTGAATAAACTTACAAAGATTGAGGAAGAGGGCGCAGTCGAAATGGATAAGGCCGTACAAGAATCCATTGATAGATATAATGAAATTGCGAAAAAAGTACATGAGGGATTAGAGGGGTATGATTTAACTGAAGATAAGCTACAACAGTTTCTTAATAGACGCAGAGAGTTTGAGGTAGCGATGCAGGAGTCTTTGGCTAAAGATAAAAGCTGGATGAATCGACTAAGGCAAGGCTATAAGAAAATGAGGTTCAATCTCAAAGAGAACGATATAAAAGCTTTTACCAGTCAGTTTGTAGCATTAAACAGCCACCTGGAAACGGTACTAAGCGTGTTGGATTCCTCTAATAATAAGTCTTTGGTTGGCTATATCATTTCTTCGCTGCAAGAAGCAGGGTCGAATTATACCGGGAACAAAGACATTAAATCAAATCAGGCATTTGGAAGGATACTGGAAATATATCAACATCCATTGATTGATGAATTGAGGAAGCAATTTAATATCCCTAAGACTGAGAAGAACGTAATTCAATGGGTGCAAGAAAACAAAAAAATGACTTCTACCATTCAGCAGTCAATGAGGGAGGCTACCAATACATTGTTGTATGATTTAGGCACAATCTTTACCGATAGGATTGAGTTCCAAGAGATAACAAAGAAGGATATACCATTAAATGGATTGGAGGCATTAAAGGTTTATATATGGTCAATGAATCCAAAGGTAAAAGCTGATTTAGCAGAGCAGGGATTTACAGACCAAATTATAAATGAAAAGATTATTCCGGTGCTTCCAGATTGGGCAAAGGAATGGGCGAATTGGGTAGTGTCTGATTTTATGAGAGCAGACTACAATGAGACCAATGATGTATTCATGCGATTGAACAGAATTAATCTAAATAGAGAAGACAACTATTTCCCAATAGAGAGGCACAATGTCAAGCCAACAGAGTTTATAGGAAATACCAACTTTGCTTCTGGGATAACTGAAGGGATGTATAGGCATTTGACTACAAGGGTTGATAATACTAAGAACCCATTGAAGATTGTAGGCACAGACATTTCTTCCAAAAAGGCAGTTGTTAAGACGGATGCAAATAATTTTATTGAGATTCTTAATAACCATATTGACCAAAGCGAACATTATAAAGCAATGGCACAAGTAGCCAAGGATATGTCTGTTGTGTTTAATGGCACAGAGATGAAAGCTGCATTGGTGGCTACCCGGTTAGACAAGCTTGCTCCGAGATTGGTGGATTATATTTTGAATGGACACAATCAGATACAAAAGAGTTATGCATCTTCATTCATAGGCAAGATGTTTAGTTCCTATGCTCGTGTTCAGTTAGCATTCAAAATAAGTATGGTTGCTAAGCAATGGAGTTCCTTCCCTGCTGGCATGGCCGAGGTAGATGTAAAGGATTTGCCTAATTGGATGAAACATCATGCCAAGCTTTATAATCCGGTAGTATTCAAAGAGGTGTTTCAAGAACTGTATGCCAATAGTCCACGATTCAAAGAAAGGGTAGATAATGCTATCCTATCTGATCCTGATTTAAGGGGTAATGTTCATGCGTATTCCGCAAAGCTGCCTGATAGTTTAACAAGAAAGATTTGGGAGAAGGCTCTTAATTCCTGGATACCGGCAGGAGACCAATTAGGGGTAGTATTTGGTTATGCTCCTGTCTATATGGCAGAGATGGAGAAAACCGGAGATAGAGCAGAGGCTATTCGGAAATTTGAAAGGTACGAAGCTTCTCAGCAAACACGATCTCCGCTGTATATGACAATGCCACAGATGGAATCCAAAGATTTAGCCAGGATGGTATTGTTATTTTCTTCTACTCCTATTTTGTACCTAAATAAGTTTATGCAGTCAAGCAAAAATATTATGCAGGGATATAAGCGAGGGGGCATTGGAGGTATAAAAAGCAAAGATGTTTCAGGATTTATAATATATGGATGGGTAGCCAACGCAATGTTTACCACTATGTCTTCCATACCAGCTTTGATGTTTGGAGCAGATGATGAATACTGGAAGAAAATGCGATCTCAGGTTGCTATGGGGCCAGTTGCAGGGATATTCTTCTTTGGAAGTGTTATTCAATGGATGGCAGGGATGATTCTTGCAGATGATAAATATTCCTTGCAGATTGTAAGGGATGTTGAACAGATATTTGAAAAACCCGGAAAGATGTTTGCAAAGGGGGTCAAAGACCAGGAAATATCTCAGATGGTACTTGCATTGACTTATTTGCCGTTATACTACCAGGGAGTTCCTGTTCAATCGTTTTTAAATACCATTGAAGGGTTCGCAGAGATAGGCGATGGAGATTGGCTGTCAGGTCTATTAAAGGCATCTGGTTTCACTAAAGGAGAAGTAGAAAAAGCGAAGAAAGCAAAAGAACCACCAGCGATGGATATGTTTGGAAATATTTTAGGGAAGGATGCAGAAGAAGATGGATCAATGAACCCGGTTGAGTGGTTGCTTAATTTGAAGTGGAAAAATAAACCAGAAGAGGAAGAGGAAACAGAAATGGAGCGATATTTTAGACGAAAAGAATCCCAATAGATACTCGTAATTGTCTAATTTGTTTCGTTTTAAGAAAAAGATTAATTTTATACGATTATTGATGATACACACGAATATGGAAAATATTTTCGGAATGATTCTCAACAAGTACATCTTAGCAATAGCAAGCTTGATTACCCCTGTTGTTGCCATTATTTCTTACTTGGTGCAAGATTCTGTTTTCTTGGTATTGGCATTAATTGTAATGGTATCCCTGGACACTATGCTTGGGATGTATATTGCCATTAAGAAGGGAAAGTTTAGTTCATCGAAAAATGGATTTTGGCGAATAGGAGACAAGATGATAAGCTACTTTAGTCTTATTATCATAATGTACACCATTGTCATTATTACACAAGTTGTTCCTTACTTCAATGGAGACTTAACAGTAGAAGCTTTAAGATACCTGATATACTTTACCTTCTCAATTATGTATGGTAGGGAAACATTGAGTATCTTTGAGAGCATAGATGTACTGCAACCCAATTTATTGCCGGAGTCATTTAAAAGTCAGATAGCAAAAATATTTAATAAAAAACTGTGATTATGTTGTACATAACAGACATAGACAAATCAAGCTTTGGTTTAAGCCAGACCGATGCTGCGGTGGATGCGGTATATCCAAAGTTATACTACGCTACAAGCGTTGTGAACTACCTTGACCCTGAGACGCACGTTGTAACAATAAGGCATACTGACGATAGTAGCTACCTTGTTACCAATATGCCTATTAAAGAAATCAGTTTACTTGGAGTGGTTTATACCGACAAGATTGATTTTGTGAAGGAGTTTAATGCCTTTATGAATGTGGCAGGAGGTGGAACAACTGAATCTTCGGTATCTATTGTTACAGGTTTGGGGAATCCAGATTGGAAANCNGACNTTGTAGATTTGGAGAATGACCCGATCATTTACGAAGGGTACAAGATTGACGATACAGACGATTTGCGGATATGCAAGTTGGATACTACGACTGACATAATCACACGAACCTGGGCAACCGGTGAGTGGGCAGACAGAACAACCTTAATATACGAATAACAATGGTAGCAGTAAGATACGATAAAATATTATCACGGCTTGTAGAGGATGTTGATTTAGCCGGCAAGATTGGTTACCAAAGTTTAAATGATGAGTTAAAAACAAAAGCCACAGTAACTGACACCGTTGATTTAAGTGCAAATGGAATAGGCACAATAACATTAACAGCCGACACAGCATTTGCTTTTACAGGCTTTGAACTGAATAAGACTTATCTATTGGTAGTTGACCCTGATGGATTTACACCGAGTTTTGATGATGCTACAAAGCACGTTATTGTAGANGGAAGTGTAGATTTTGATACTACNACAAAGGTTTATATCTCTCTGACTTGTATTGATGATACGTCTGGTTCAGAGAAACTATTGACANNTATNNTNAAAGAGAAAGTATGATACCGGGATTAGGNTTTAGGGTGTTTCCTTTGGGAGAAGTGATAGATGCTGACGCATTCTGGAATGAGGAAGAAACTGCCATTTTTGAAGACGAGAGTGGTGAGTTTTATTTTGTGAAAGAAGATGAAATAATAGAATAAAAATATGGCAACATTAACGCCAATAAGATTTTCTGAATTACCGATAGCTGACCCTATTACAGGGTTGGAGGACATTCACGTTTTACAGTCAGGNACTAATAANCTTTCTACTTCTGAAACAGTNAAAGCGTGGATAGAAGAAGGCTTNGGAGTAGGTGTATTTGCTAAGTCAGATGCAGAGATAGTATCATTTACAAAAACAGGGAATGGTNCTGCTACTACAAGTCAAAANCTATGGGTAGAAGTAGGAGGAAAGATATTAGAGATAAATGCTTCTACTGCTATAACGATGCCGACTTTTACGGCAGGTACAGATTATGCTGTATGGGTAAAGACAGATGGAAGTTTAGAAGCTACGAGTAATTTTTCAAGTCCACCTGAAACAGGGGCAAGAAGTATTGGTGGTTTCCATTACGCACCGGGAGGCAATGCAACTGCTCAATCTGGTGGTGATACAACTGCACAGATTAACCAATATAGCTTCTGGGATTTAAAGTGGAGACCGATGTCACAAGACCCAAGAGGAATGACTTTGGTAGCTGGTGG